AAACTTGAACTCTAATCAAATAGAAACCATCATTGGTAGATTAAAAACTAAAAATATTAAAGGGGTTAAGAGAATTACCCAAAAAGATATACAGAATATAGAATCGGAAATTAGATACACGAAGGATGGCAAAGCCTATAAAATTATAAAAGGGAAAACGGTTTTTCAGCCCGCTCCTGCGCTTGAAACCGCAGCTAATGAAGCGGTGGAGCTTTTTAAAGATTATAAAAAAATAAAAGTTTATCCTTCTTCAATTTGGAAAGATTTAGTAAAGAAGCATAAAGTTAATAGGTCATCTTTAAGTCAACTGTTTAAGGAAAAAACGAATTATGATTTACGGAAGGACTTTACTAAGACTAAAGATAAAAAATTTGTGAAGGCGGCCGTTGATTATTCTAAATTGACTGATGAGCAAAAAAAGAAATTTGGAACTAAAGCAAAAATTTTGAATAAGGTATTGGGAAAAGAGTCAACTCTTAGAGATAGACAAAGATTGTGGAGGATTACCTCTGAGGCGGGAATAGATGTTAAGGAAGAATTACCTCCAAGTAAATATAAACAAGATAGACCTCGTATTATTAAAAAACAATCTAGTCGTTTGATTGAAGGAACGTTGGGAACTGGAAAAGGAATGTCTAAAAAAGTTATAGATGTGTCCGCTAAAAAAGGTTCTTTGCTTGATTTGATGCATTTAAGTGGAAAAACTTCTCCTATTAAAGTAGGAGAACTAGGTTTTGGTCCTCGTGCAATTAATCAACTTTTGGGAGGACGGTTAGCAGGGCCTAAAGAAACTAGAGGAAAAGGTAGTTTACCAGAACCTGAAAGATATCGAAATCAATTGGAAAGACACATGGAGAAAATTGCCAAAAATTATAAAAACAAATCCTATTATCGTATTCAAACGACTCCGGATTCTATTGATCAGCGTCTTTTTAAAAATGTGCTTCAACGGCTATTTGGAAAGACAGCCGGTAAAATTCCCCTGAAGGAATATTTAGATAAAGTTGTGAATGAGGAGGCAAGATTATTTGGACAAACAACAGAAGGACTCATTCCGGTTCAGTTATTAGATCCAGATACATTAACTAAAACGCTTCCGGTTGGAAGAGATCCAACTACCACTCTTGGATATGGAACAGAAATTGAAACGGAGCCTTTAAAAGGATTGGAAAAAGAGTATCGAAAAGAGGGCTGGCGGAAAATGGCAGCTGAAAAGGCTTCAGGAGAAATGGGACCGACCACTCAAAAATTTGCAACATTAGAAACAGAAGCTCAAAATAAATTTTTGTATACTTTACTCAATTCTCAAAAGAAGATTCATACTGATCAGAACAAGATTAAAGCTGTAGCGCGCAATATTGAAGAGATGGCTAAACAGGGTTTTATTAATGCGGCTGATGCAGATTTTAATAATATTCGAAATTTGGCAGCTCAATGTAGTAAGTTGCGATTGGCCTCCGCTGGAGGAGGAAGAATTGGAATGGCTCAGGGGGATCCTTGTAGTGCTGTTGTAAAAGCTATTAAAGAATTACCACCTGAAAAATATGCCGTAGCCGCTGAAAAATTACCTGAAATGTCTTTTGTACAGAAAATCTTTTCTAAAATTCCTAAAGGAGGAAGATTAGGAATGGCCGCTGCAACTCTCGGGGCCGTGGGCCTTGGTGCGGGGGCCCTGTTCGGTGGTTCGGAGGCGAAAGCGGAAGAAGTATTTCAAGAACCCGGGACCACGGAACTCGAAGCTCAAGACATTCAAATCGATCAACCCGCAAGCATGGCGTACAACGCCACCGAAGGAAACTTCGTCAACGCCGAGGGAGAAAAAGAAAGTCAACCCGGAGTCTTAAATTGGATTGCAGAGAATCCAACCAAATCAAGTTTGGCAGCGATGCCTCTCATGATGGGTGCAGGTTTTGCACTCGACGCGGGGTCAAAATTTGGAAATGAATCCGTAGCGAGAAGAGGATTAGGTCGAGCCGGAAGATATTTAACAGGATGGAAGGCACTTATTCCAGCCATGATGATTCCTCATGCTCTTCATGAGTATAAGGCAGGTTATGACCTTCCAGAAATGGTAACCAATCCGGTCAATGCGTTATGGGCGTTAGGGATTAGAGGAAAGAAAGATTTAAGATTAGTAGAAGAGTATTATAAGAATTTAAAAGCAGGTCAACGAGGATTAGACCTGACGACTTTAAAAGGTTTAAAGAGTGTCGAAGGATGGAAAAGATTACCCAAAGACTTTCAAACAGCGATGATGTCTCCAGCAGCCAAAGGAACGAATATGGCTTTTGGTACAACCTTTAGAAAACCTTTTGTGAAGACGATGGGTGCTTTAGATGGTATCGCCAAAACTGAAGGAGCTAAGGCATTTGGAAAAAGAGCGCTCTTACGAGCTGCTTTAATTCCAGCGGGTATTTTAGCGGCAACGCCAGCAGGATGGTTAACCGCAGGATTCTTAGGAGCCGACTTCCTTTGGGATCAGTATAAAGATTACCGAGATGGAAATATTCGAATTGATGAAATGAGAGCTCGAGGCTCTATTTCAGAAGATGAAGCGGATAACTATCGATCGTTAATTCTTCAAGGCAGTATTCCTTTCGGAATAGGCAATCGAATGTTTGGTCCTGACACCATGAACATTGGCGGACAGGATTTAGATCCAACTCAACAACGAGAATTGTTAAAGGGGATGGAATCACAACTCGATGAATGGCAAGCAGGCGATATGGAAAGACGTTCGAAATTTAGAGAAGATCATTTTGAAGAAGGAGGACGAGTGGGTTTTAAAACGGGTGGCATGGATCGAAGAACATTTTTAAAATGGTTAGGGGCTCTAGCAGCCGGTGCAACGGGAATCTTTAAAGGTAAAAGTAAAGATGTAGTTAAACCGCTTGTGGCAGATGCAACTAAAACGATTCCAGCGAAATTTATTGGCGTGGAAGGAATGCCAGCGTGGTTCCCAAGAGCCGTGGCTAAGATTAAAGCCCATGGGAAGTTAATCGAGATGGCCGACAAACATTATGTTCACGGAGATATTTATGAAATGATGATTCCGGTTCAAAGAACGTATTCTAGAGGACCTCGAGGTGAGGGAAAGGAAATTAGAACTGAATATGAAAAAGTCATCATGGAAGACAATCCACTAAGTGGAGAAATTAGTATGCATTGGACCGGGACCGATAATTTTGGTGATGACGCTGTACGACAGATTAACTTTAGACCAGGTTCTGCGGGTTATCAAAAATTTGGTGTGGATGATCCTGACGCGGCAGCTCAGGGTATAACAGAATATAGAAGAGTTAAAGTGGAAGAACCTGAATTTACTTATAGCCAACCTGATCAATCTCAGCCTTATCGAGATGATGTTGAGTTTTTAGATATTTTGACGGAGGGAGATGAAATTGTTGGAGGTTTAGAAAAGATGACAGGGACAAAACAGATGGTAACTAAAGATGGTACTGTTATCGATGTTTCTCCAGAAGGAAAAGGCGTTGATGAAGCTTTCCAAAAGAAAATTTATAAAGATATTGAAGGTGAGGAAGCTATTATACCGGAACCGGAAAATGTAGGCATTACGAAAGAAGGTGATGTTTATGGAGAAGAACAATATAACGAAATTATCGAAGGGGTAATTCCTGACCATTTGAAGAAAAAAGCTGAAGGTGGAATCATAGAAACAGGAAACATTGCAAGAGAACCAGGATTGGTGCCACCCCTATCAGGACCCACACCACAAGGTGAAGGTATTGTAGGGTTGTTTTCAAATCCAAAACAAGTTAATGTAGGATCATAGGAATATTATGGCAGAAGTAGAAAAACCGTTACCTAATGTAACGGAAAAAGTACACGTAGAATCTCCCGAAGAAGCGATTATTGAACAAACCGAAAAGTTAAAAGAAGTCAATGAAGATGGTATTGAGGTTGTTCAAAACGAAGATGGCAGCGCGGATATCGAATTTGAACCCGGTAAAGTTAATCAAGCGGATGGGGAAGATCATACTGCTAATCTAGCGGATCTTCTTCCTGATGATGTTTTAGGACGTTTAGGTTCTAGACTTTTTCAAGAGTATGAAGATTACCGTGTAGCCAGAAAAGATTGGGAACAAACGTATGTGACCGGTCTTGATTTATTAGGATTTAAATATCAACAACGAAGTGAACCTTTTCAAGGAGCTTCAGGTGCAACCCACCCTGTATTAGCAGAAGCGGTTACTCAATTTCAAGCAACAGCTTATAAAGAACTATTACCTTCTGATGGTCCTGTCAGAACTCAAATTTTAGGGGTCTCCACACGAGATAAAGAAGATCAAGCAAC